CTAAGATAGCGATGATTGCTTCCGTTGCGGGAGCGGTAATTGCTGCTATTATTTTGGGCGTACTTTTGTATGAGGTGTTTGGATGATTGAGAATAATGATGAATTGGTAAAACAATTTGAGATTAGAGAAGAACATATTGTCGAAGGCATTACTGCTGATTACGTTTGGTACCACTCTAAAAAGCTATTAAACCAAATGGGGGCTTGGCAGTATGAGTTCGAGCGAGTAGTTAAAGTGATGGAGAACCGGCATACCGAGCACTTAAAAATAATTGAGGACTTGCTTAGGCAAAACAAAGTATTAAAAGCAAGGATAGAAGAGAAATGAACGCAAATGAATTAGCTGATGAATTACAGGCTTGTTTTACTAAAGCCGATTGGGAATATGTAAATGAATGCGCCGCCATGCTACGCCAGCAACAAGCTGAAATAGAGGCGTTGAAAATAAAGCATGATGCAATAGCCTGTTCAAGTTGTGCGTGTGGTTTCATTAAAAGAGGAAAGGCACAAGAGAAATGAACGCAAATGAAATGGCTGATTTAATGGTTTTGTTTGATAGCGGAAGGGTTTATGAACACTCAGTAGAAATAGCCGCCATGCTACGCAAGCAACAAGAAGAAATTGAATACTGGAAAGAAAAGTTTGATAAAGCTATGGCATTAAATGACCAAGTTAAATACTTAGAGGCACAAGTTTATGGGGGAAGCACAAAATGATTGAGACGTTGGTTAACCCGCAGTCTTTAGATAACGATGTTGCGGTCATGAAAATACTGCAGTTGATGGGGCAGCTGAGCTTGAGCGATATTCAATATATCCTAAAAGTAACCTTGCAAGTCTACGGAAAGATTCAAGAGCAATGAGAATATATGAAGCCCTTTTTATGGTGTTAGCTGGGTGCTTGATCGTTTACTTAGCAATATTTTATGGGCGAGGCGAGACCAAAGTTTATGCGTGTTCTGAAGTTGGATATCCAGTAGCAATTGATGTACCCAAAGAAGTTATTGAAAAATGTAGAAAGGCAAACAAATGGCAACAAAACTAAAACAAACAAAGAAAATAACAACCGAAGAAGCTATGCAAATTAGCGTAAAGATTATTAAGGAAAACGAAGATGGCTCAGCCAATGCTCAAGTTAAGTTCAATAAAGAAGGACTTGAAACGCTCGTGCAATGGGGTCTTGTTAGTATGCTTACCGCCGCAGTTGATGCGTACAAGCCTGTGCCCGAGAAAGCTAGCAAAGCTTCTGTTAAGCGGACTAGAACAGTTACCAAAAAGAAAGTGAGCAAAAAATGAACGGAAAAATTTTACCTTTTACAGGGGCTACGACTGACGACATCAACGCCGACACCGTATTAGAAAACAATATTGGTGAGTACGAGTGCGTTGTGATTGTGGGGTATACACCCGAAGGTGCTGAGCGTTTAGTATCAAGTACTGGGGATTCTGCGTTGATCTCATGGTTGCTTACAAGGGCTAATAAAGTTGTATTAGAAAGCGCTGACGTCGACGACGAGGATTGGGTTCAATGATAGATTACGCTGAGTTCTTGCTAGATATACGGAAGAACCTCAAAGACTTTGAAACATGTATGTTGGAAAGAAAGTTTAAAGAAGCCCAACTTTATGCAGAGTCTGCCTTAGTTGAAGCCCGATTGTTGTGCCTAATAGCTAAAGAAAAAGTCGAATGAAACCTGTAACTTGGTCGTACTCATCGCTTGGATTATTCCAGCAGTGCCCTAGAAAATACTATCATCTAAGGGTAATCAAGGATATCAAAGAGCCTGAGACCGAAGCTATTATGTTTGGTAAGGAAGTGCATAAAGCCGCCGAGGACTACATCGGGCAAGGTACACCAATCCCTGCGAAGTATAAATTTATAGAACCAGTTCTCAAAGTATTAGAGAACATACAAGGCAAAAAGTTAGTTGAGTATCGAATGGGTTTAACTAAAAATTTAGAGGCATGTGATTTTTTTGATAAAGATGTTTGGTTTAGGGGCGTTGCAGACTTGTTAATTATTGATGAAGATTCCGCCCATGTGGTTGACTATAAGACAGGCAAGTCTAGTAAGTACGCCGACACTAAACAGTTAGAGCTTATGGCGTTAGCAATCTTTAAACACTTTCCTGATGTTCAAAAAGTAAAAGCTGGGTTGGCGTTTGTTGTATGCGATGATTTTATTAAAGCAAAATATTCTGCTGATGATGCGCCGTTGTTTTGGATACGTTGGCTTGAAGAAACTGACCGCTTAGAATCTGCACATAGAACAGGAGTGTGGAACCCTAAACCTAACTTTACCTGTAGGAATTTCTGCAAAGTATTAACTTGTGAGCATAATGGAAAAGGAAACTACAGATGAACGATGAAGATTTTAGAGACGCATGTAGTATTTTAGTGCTACCTGCTTTGATACAGGCGTATGCGGTTATGGGGGTTAAGCTAGACCTAGAAGAGTTATGCGATGGGGCACTTCAATATGCAGCAAAGCTAGCAGAATTAAGAAACAAAGAGCCCGAAGTAGAAATGGGTATTGTTGCAGCTAAACCTAAGCGGAAAACCAAGAGTGCGTAAGATGAATAAGCACCATCGGTTTCTTTACGAAATAGTAGCTGAAGCCCTTAAACACTTGCCGCCGACTGTACCTGAATTTGGAAAGATAACTAATTATGCTTCTGTACCTAATTTACGACGAGAACCAAGAGTTAATGCGAACGGTCTCAAGGCGAGAAGAAGCACGGGCGCTCGTAGGTGGGAGAGCTGGGTGGACGTTCAAACAATTACGTTCGAAAAAGAAGTTGGTAAATTTGGAAAGTTTTGAGGAGGCTTTATTTTGAACAATGAACCAGTAGCGTGGATGGAATACATACAAGGTGAGGAATGGGAAGTATGGTTTGTAGAACCAACGGATTTACCTAAAGGACATACATATAAGCCACTCTACACCCATCCAGCAAAGACACTAACAGATGAGGAAATATATGAATTATTTGAAGGTTCATATTTTCCAGTAAATGTAAAAGATTCTGATTTGTTTTTTCCAAGATTCGACCCAATTTATTTTGCTAAAGCAATACTAAAAAAGGCACAAGAAAAATGAAAGACCCAGTTAATAACCCAATTCATTACACCGACCATCCGTCGGGTATAGAGTGCATACAAATTACTGAGCATATGAATTTTAATCTTGGTAATGCTATTAAATATATTTGGCGTGCTGCTTTGAAGGGCAAACAAATGGAAGATTTAAAAAAGGCAGCGTGGTATGTCAACCGTGAAATTGCTAGATTGGAAAACTCAAATGGAAAAATCAAACCAAAGGGGAAAATTACATGGATGAAATAAAACCGTATAACCCTGATTGGTATCCGCCCTGCTTTGAAAGCAAGGAACAACACTTAGAATATATGTGGCAAGTGCGCAAAACTAACCAACCTTTTGACCCCTTAAATTATTGCTTAGATTGCACACGTGACTACAAAATAAAAATGCTCAAGCAAAAAAGATGCGAGCATCCCGAGACTATATTTGTGGTGTGGAGAAGCTCAAACAAAAAAGATAAACCACCCAGCATAGTTCCTGAAGAACCGGACATTCTTGGTATATCAAATAACAGTAAGTTTTGGAATAACCCCGCATATGATTCTATGCCCAGCAAAATAAAGGAACCACCATGTCTTTAGAGCCAATTCCGTTTGCAGGCATGGTAGAGATTGATGGAGAAATAGCTTATTTAGACGCTGTTATAGCCCAAATGTATGGAAAAAATGCTGAAAATGTGCCAAAATACGTGCTGTTAGGGGACGGAAGTCTCTACATTTTCCATAAAGAGGAAGACCGTTATGCCATATGTGAACAAACCCCGTCCTTACAAGAAGGAATACCAGCAACAGAAGGAGAGAGGGGAACAGCCCACACGCAATGCACGGGAGAGGGCACGCTATGCAATGGACAAAAAGGGAGTAGACAGGAAGGGCAAGGACATTGACCATGTTATCCCTCTTTCAAAAGGCGGAACGAACGCCCCCAGCAACCTCAAGATTAAATCACAGAGCGCCAACCGTTCCTTCAGTAGAAACTCCGACCACACCGTCAAGCGAAACAAACCAAAGAATGGAAAAGCCTAAGGTATACTCTTGGCCCGGCGTATATCCGCCGATGGAGCACCAAAGAAAAACAGCAATATTTTTAGCAACAAATCAAAGAGCCTTTTGTTTTAACGAACAGGGCACAGGCAAAACCGCATCAGCTATATGGGCGGCAGATTGCCTAATGGAACAAGAAATAATCAACAGGGTTTTAATCATATGCCCTCTGTCGATTATGCAGTCAGCATGGCAAGCAGATTTATTTAAGTTTGCTGTACATCGCAAAGTTGCCGTAGCATACGGTGATAGACTAAAGCGCAAAGCAATAATAGAAAGCGATGCTGAGTTTGTTATTATTAATTATGACGGGGTTGAAATCGTCGCCGACAGCATTGCAAATGGCGGGTTTGATCTAATTGTTGTTGATGAAGCTAACGCATACAAGACGCCGACTACTCAGCGATGGAAGACGCTCAACAAGCTCATAAAAGATAGCACTTGGTTATGGCTAATGACTGGAACACCAGCAGCCCAAAGTCCTACCGATGCCTACGGCTTAGCTAAGATGTGTGTCCCTGATAAAGTACCAAGATTTTTTGGGGCTTTTAGAGATCAGACTATGATTAGCGTGAGCAAGTTTAAGTGGATGCCAAAACCAACCGCAAGTCAAGTAGTTTTCAATGCGCTACAACCCGCTATCCGTTTTACTAAAAAAGAATGCTTAGACCTACCGGACGTTACTCATGTATACAGAGATGCACCACTCACTCCACAGCAAAATAAATTCTACAAGTTGCTCAAAAAAGAAATGCTCATGGTGGCTGCGGGGGAAGAGGTCAGCACCGTTAACGCTGCCGTCAATATTAATAAACTACTGCAGATTTCTGGTGGCGCTGTTTACTCTGATACCGGTGCTGTTATTGAGTTTGATGTGTCTAATCGCCTCCGAGTTATTGAAGAAGTTATTAATGAATCTAGTCAAAAAGTCCTTGTATTTGTACCGTTTACTCATACAATAGAATTACTCAGTGAGCATTTGAGAGGGGCAGGTATTGTCTGCGATATCATAAACGGAGCTGTGCCCGTCAATAAACGAACTGAGATTTTTAAAAGATTTCAAGAGACACCATACCCTAAGGTCTTGATTATTCAACCGCAATCTGCAGCACACGGCGTTACCCTTACTGCGGCTGACACAATCATTTGGTATTCACCTGTTACATCAATCGAAACTTATTTGCAAGCCAATGCCCGTATTGATCGGCAAGGACAAAAGAATCCCATGACAGTCGTTCATATTAAGGGTTCTCCCGTAGAGACAAGGCTGTATTCTATGCTGCAAAATAAACTTGATGTTCACGATAAACTAATTGATTTATACAAACACGAAGTTGAAGAAGAATAGTTGACAAATTAAAATTTTAGTATTATTATCATTTAACGAACAAAGATTCGTAAACAGAAAGGAAGGTATGTCAGATATATCAGTCGATAAAATCGTCGAAGTCTATATAAAGATTAGAGACGCAAGAGACGAAGCTAGGAAAGAAGCCGACAAGATTGAAGCCGACTTTGCATCTCAGCTAGATGTCCTTGAGCAACAAATGCTTGACGTATGTAAATCCACAGGCGCAACAAGTCTTAAGACACCCTCTGGAACTATCATGCAATCAGTTAAAAAGCGTTACTGGACTAATGATTGGGAAAAGTTTTATGACTTCCTATTCGAACACAATGTGCCCGAGTTGTTAGAGCGGCGCATCCATCAAACAAACATTAAGCAGTTCTTAGAAGAAAACCCCGATATGCTTCCGCTCGGGTTAAATGTGGAAGCAGAGCATTCTATAACAGTAAGGAGAAGCAAATGAGTGAAATCACTCTGTTTAATCAAGATTTACCAGACTATCTAAAAGACGTAAAATTAGATGATATTACTAAAGCGTTAGTCGGCAATAATAGTAGCAAGCGCATTTCATTGCGGGGCGGCAAATTCCGTATGGTTGTCAATGGGGAAGAAGTATTAACAAGTAATAGCGAATCGCTAAATGTAGTTATTGTCAATGCAGCAAAAGATGTTTCAAGAACTTTCTATGCCAAAGCTTACAACCCAAAAGAAGATGCTGCAATTCCAGATTGCTGGTCTAATAATGGTGTCGCACCTGATGCTTCGGTTGAGAGCCCTCAACACCACAATTGCACTGAGTGCCCGCAGAATGTTAAAGGTTCAGGTGCTGGTGGAGGCCGTGCTTGTCGTCACTTCCGCCGTGTTGCTGTTGCTCTTGCTGATGATATTGGTGGGGATGTATATCAACTACAACTTGCATCTAAATCTATATTCGGTAAAGGGGACTTAACCCACATGCCATTTGAACAGTATGTTAAGTACGTTGGCTCACAAGGCTACAACTTAAATACCTTGACTACCGAAATGCGTTTCGATTCTGATAGTGACACCGCTAAGCTATTCTTTAAACCCTTAAAGTTTTTATCTAAGGATCAATGGGAAACTGCTAAGCGCCAAGGCGAAACTCCAGCAGCTAAACGAGCCGTTGAGTTTACATTCACTAAGACTGATAAAGCCCCAGCATTAGCGGCACCAAAGCAAGCTGCGCCAGTTGAAGCTGAAATTGAAGAACCAAAGAAGCGCCCCGAGAAAAAAGCTGCAGAGCCTACACCTAAGAAAGATTTAGAGGCAATCATGGGTAGTTGGAGCCAAGAAAAAGCATGAATTTAAGAGGCTATAGTTATCGTCTTGTAAAGGCAAACAAAGCTGCCGACTCTAAGCATATTGGAGTTAAGCTTGGAAGATACTGCATTTCAGAAGATATTCCGGTTGCACAGATAGCAGCGAAGTTTGGTGTTTCTCGCATGACTGTCTACAACTGGTTTATGGGTATCGTGAACCCGCACAAGACTACGGCTACTGAGATAGAGAAGCTATTAGCTAAATAGTTTACCCCGGGGCAGCTAGTTTGACGGAACGAAAAGGGGGATGCCGACCCCCCTGCTGCCCTTCCTTTCTTCGGATTTTGAGGTGATATGGCAACGACAGATTTATTAAATG